ACGATAGTCCCGCTTCGCTGGTGCCGAATACAGCATCGACACCAACTTAAACGAAGCTATTACTCAACAAGAAATAATCAAGCTGGATATGCAGTTCCAATCTCAAGTGGCAGGCATGCAGGCGCAGGTGGACGCCGCTCAAAATCCTCCTCAACTCGAAGAAGCTCCTCCAAATCCCGCAAATGAAGAAGGTTCTCCACCTCCCTCCACTAAAAAAGACAGCTTTGAAGTCTACGACGCTTACAATGTTCGTATCCGCGTTACCCACGAGCTCGACGGCATCAAAGTAGGCGTCCCCGTAGGCCCCGATAATCAACGCATTGACAGCACCGACTCCACCCTCGTCGTCCTAGGCCCCCACCGTCTCCGCTCTTACAAGATTTACCGAGTCCGAATAGATAATGACGGTGAACTGACGTCCGGCCCATACGTTATGGGCTTCGCTTCGCTCCGTGCGGCCAAGCAAGGTATCAAAACCCTGTTTCCGCGGCAGAATGTAGCGGGACTGTCGCTCATACCCCCCGGCGAAGTCGAATCACTCCGCGCTGGATGGGAGGCTTATTGAGATGACAAGCAACACTCGGTTAGAAGTCTTCCTCGAAGCTCAAAAGCGCCTTGACTACCAAGGCCGAAACACCCGTTCCTACACCGGCAAAACACGCAAGGGCTCTCTGAACTGTTCTCCGGGTAACGTCCAGTGCGGAGGGCGCTGCATTCCCAGGACGTGGGATTGCCGGCTCGCTGGACAGGGTACAAACTCAGAGCTAAGCACCCATTCTCACGATCTGCTAGGTGGAGCCGCCTCCATCCAACGTGGTGCCGTAAACCTAAGAAAAGGCTTACTACAAGCTAACCCCGAGCTTGTCCAGCGAGGCAAGTCTTCCATCATTCGCGGTGTCGTCAAGGTAACTCCAGGAGATGAACTAGAAAAGAAAAAGCAACTTAAAAAAGATCTTGAACGGAAAACTAGAGTTATTTCTACCGCTTTAGCCGTTACTGTTCTGGGTACTGCTCTTTATAGGGGTGGTCGAAAGAATCCTTTCCTAAAAAGGACTGTTACAGACAAGATTGATAAAGCGGCGGCCACCGCCGTCGATTCTGTTTTAGACCGTATGCCCGTTGTAGGCGCAAGACGTGCTGCTCAGCGTGGTGCAGGCGTAGCGGCCGTAGAGCGCATGACCGAGGTCGGGCTACGTCGCCAAGGTCTAGAGAACATAGCGCGACAAATGCCTGTAACAAACCCTGCAAAGCCGGGTCCAGCCAGCGTTTTAGGTCGAATTGCTGATATAAATAACTCTGGTATAGACGGCAAATACAATGAATACGTAAGAAACAATAAAAATGTCGATTACGATGTTTGGCGCCAAGAAGGCTCTTCTATTCTGTACGGCGGCACTATCCAAAAAGGCCGTGGCGCTGGTGACTCCGTTTTCAGTACCGACGCTGCCGGCTACCTCCTCACAAAAGAACACCGCCTTAATCCCACTGGAGTCATAGGCCCTCAGGCCCGCCTCGCTACGCGTGAATCGCGCCGCGCCGCCTTAGTCAATAATCTCACAACCAAATACACAGACGTCAAAAAAGCGATGGACACAGAGATGCGGATCAACCGCATGACTCCCAAGCAGTATGAAAACGTCATTGCTTCCAGAGTCCGCGCAGGTGTAGGAGGTTTCAATGCCGAGCCTGGAGCCCGCACTCAAGTGCGAGACAAAACTATCGCGCGCTTAAACAGCCTCGTAAAAGCCGATACTGACGCCAAAATTAGAGCTATAGCTACTCAAGAAGTTAGAGAAACTGAAAGCATGTTTAATATCGTTTTTAATGACCTTAGTTCCAACCTTAAAAGAAATGCTGCGTCATCAGACTCTCCTCAAAGCCAAGCTAGTATAGGTTTCGCTTCCTATCTCGCTAAAAGATCCAGTTCTGCTAATCCGACTAAGATCGCAGGAACAAAACACGCCGATCTCTATTTAAGATTCCAGCATTTTAACAAAGTAAATGGTCAGACAGGTAATCAATTCATCACGGCAAACGACGCTATTTTAGCGGCTAAAGAGATCGTAGGTCCGCAGGCAGGTAAAGGCATGACAGGGGATAAAGCTATCGACATCCTTCGTACACAAGGAGGGCTCCAGATTACTAGCACCCGTGTTGCTTTAGCGACAGGTCAAACCTCTCGTACCTCTGCACGACGTGGAGGCAAAACTTTAGCGCAACGTGCCGCTGAGATTCAATTGAAAGCCCGCCGTGAAGGTAAGAAAATGACGCTGAAAGCCGCTACAGAGCAAGCACGCCGAGAGCGTAAAGACCACGATGATACTCCCATCCGCCTACAATCATACTTAGTAGTCCGAGCAGCTACCAATTAAAGTGCAGTTACTCGACAAGTACAACGCTTTACTTCGCGCAAACGAAGAATCTGTAATAACCCGCCTCAACTCTGTACTAGACCGCTCCTTCAATCGTCTCATTCGGCGGACTCGCATCCACATGCGAGCAGGCTACACCCAGCCCGTACAGCGCAATCTCGCAGTTCTCCAAGACTTTAGGCAACTAATACCAGCCTTCAACCCCAACAGAAAAGACGCCTACGACCTCCTGTTTGAGGGCTTACTTATCAACGCCTCCAATTCCGGTCTGAACGTAGCGGAACAGACTGTCCGTCAGATGGAACCCACCCGTCCGTTGGTCAACGTAGATCTGCCCTTAGAAGCTACGACCTTCGCCCTTAAAAACACAAAAGAACGCTTCAAAAACCATGGTGACGTCTTTGCGCAAGAAGCCTCCGACATCATTGCGCAGGGCGTCCTCGAAGGTCGCCCCACTTCCTCAATGGTTGAGGATTCCCGAGATCGACTAAACATCGTCAAATCTCGTGCTGCAACTATCGTCCGTACAGAGTCTCTCCAGGCTTATAACAAGGCCTCGAACGAGTACTACACTCGCAACGGCGTAGATCAAGTCATGTATTATGCGACGGCCGACGACAGAACTTGCTCTGTCTGCGGTCCTCGTGCTGGTAACATCTACAAAAGAGGGGAAATCTCAGTTCCCTTACACCCTAATTGCCGTTGTTACTTAGCTCCTTGGGATCCCGACACTGAGAAAATAGACGAAAACTATAGAAAAAGCCGGCTTACTCACAAAAAAGAAGTAAAAAAAGCTCTACAAGAAGCTGGAGTTGTACCTGAAGATCCCTCTACACCCGCTACTTTTGAGCAATTTGCTCCTGAAACTGTTTCGCTATAATCTACTCAGAATATCCGCCTGGTTTAAGGCTTAGCTGCTGTGGCTAAATCAACTTTGCTGCCTCCCGCAGAACTGCGAGAAGGTAAAAGCGATCAAATGGGCAAGCCCCATAGCCGCAAACGCTCCGCAAAGAACGCCCATAACACGAAAGCTCCTATGGACGGCGAAGAGTGCGATTGTGGTAACAAAAAGAAAGGAAGATACGACGGCGGCAAATGTGACTGCAGTGGCTACAGCAAAAAAGACATGATGGCTCCCCCCAAGCGCACCGACTCCCTCTCCGCTCAGGAATATCTCACAGCCTGGGACATGGGCATCCAAGACCGAACTACCCCTTACATCCGAGCTCGTCTAGACGAAGCTGAGCGCCTAGATCTCAAATGTGGTAAGGGCGCCATCTCCGAGGGCGAAAAATGCACCAAAGGCCCGGCGACGCGAGTACAACAAGCCAAACGTATGACTGCCTATTCTAATTATGGCAAACCTTTAACAAATAGACAAATTCGTAAAATTGAGAGTAACCTAATTACTCAAGCACGGACTACAGGAAAACCTGTTAAACCGAGCAGGGAGCAAACAGCTCTGTTAGCACAAACACGCGGCACACAGACTAGGAAGCTTGCTAAACAATCTCTGATCGGAAAAGAAAGTAGCGATTTGAAGAAAGCCCTTAAAACCGCTAACCCTAATGACCCGCTCGACAAAGCTTTGACTCCTTTATACCGTCGTGAGCTGTTTAATCGCCGAGCGCGAGTAGCAGGTTACGCTCTTGGGGGCGCGCTAGCTGTTAGCACTGCGCAAAATGTTGCAGGTGCGCTACTTATGCAGAGAGTTGCGCGAAACTATAAACGCGATTCCGTCTACGCCTCCGGTTTCAACGTAGATGCTTCACGCCTCACTCCTTGAACCATGGCACTCGCACGCAACGATGTTTTCATAGGCAACAAAAAGCTGAATTGTGGCCCTACCTCCAAGCCTTGCGGCAACGCTTGCATCCCTAAAAGCCACACCTGCCGCGCCTCTTGGAACAAACCAGTAAAGGTGGCGGCAGGCGCTGCAGCCCTCACTGGCGCCGCAATTGTCGCCACTGCGTTCCTCCACCCGAGGTCTTCGATGCGCAGCGCCGCCCGCCGAACTATCGAACCCGCTTTGCAGACCGGTTTCGGCATAGGCAACATCGCTCGTGGAAACTGGGTAGGCGCAGCCAAGAACGCAGCTAACGTCGCGAGCTCCAGCCGAGGCCTAGGGCTCGACCTAAACACCTTGCGCAAGGGTTACGGCGCTGACATAAAAAGCGCAATCAACCGAGGACGAAATACCGCCTTCAGGATGCGCTATCACCGTCGCGCTAAGCGGCGTGACTCCGTCTACGCCTCCGGTTTCAACGTAGACGCCTCCCTCCTCACTCTTTGAACCATGGAAGGCACCATCAACAGCCGAGCTCGTCTAGACGAAACCGAACGCCTAGACCTCAAATGTGGTAAAGGGGCTATCTCCGAGGGCGAAAAATGCACCAAAGGCCCAGCTACGAGAGTACAGCCTAAACAGCCTACAAACAGGGGCTCGGCAGGCAAAGCCATTGCAATCGGGTTGACTGCCGGCGTTGTGGGCGCGGCTCTTCTACACAAGAGCAGTCGCAAAGCGATTTTCACCAGTCCCAGAACGATGCAACGGGTGGCGCAGCGCGGCGTGACAGAGGCCGTACACCGGGCTACAGCTCGGAAACCCTCGATGCGGCTGACCCCGAAGGCTTTTGAACAGCTCAGACCTCCTTCCAAGACTGAGCGCCTTAGTCTGACCGCGCGCTCTGCCAATGTGAAAGCTGTGAAGGCCTTGCGCAGAGCATCTCAAGCCAAGAGCAAACGTGGCGTGGCTGTTGGTAGGGCCTTGTACGCCGTGAGCAACGCCGGAC